TCCAGCGAGAGGCGGACCGAGACGCGGCGGGTGCTATCCACCATGGCATGCGCCTCCGGTGTCGGCGGGAACGGTGCGCGCGGCGAGGCCGGCCACGAGGCCGAGACGCAGCGCGGTCAGCAGGTCGGCGGCGGCCCAGCCCGAGACGCCCATCTCGCGGGCGAGCGCCACGGCCCCGGCCATGTCGAGGTCCACGCCGGCCATGTCCGCGCGCACGCAGGCGGTCCCTGCGGCCCACAGGGCGGCACCCTCGGCGCTGGCGGGGGCGTGCGCGGCATAGGGGCAGGTCTCGCCACAGTCGCGCCCCAGGACGGCGCAGCCGCGGCAGTAGTCCGGCCCCGCGCCGAAGTGCCAGGCGGCGCGAGCCCTCAGCCGTTTCCCTCGGCGGCCACCGCGACGACTGGGGCGGTGGCGCGGTCCCAGAACGCGGCGGCGATGTCGTCGAGGTCCATCAGCCGCTCCACCGCCTCGGGCGAGAGCGGCAGCGGCTTGCCGGCGGCGTCGCCCACCCCCTCCCAGGCGGTGACGGCGTGACGGGCGAGCGCCTTGGCGAGGAACGCGAAGGCGAGCCCGCGCGCGAGGTCAGGGTCGAGTTTGGCGTCCGCCTCGTGCAGGGCCGCCAGACGCCGCTGCGCTGCGGCCTGGGCGGCGGCCATGACGGCGGTGGTGACGGGCCGGATCTCCACGCGGACGCCGCGCGGCAGGTCGAGCCAGTACGGCTCGGCCGGGAGGTCGAGGGTGAGCATACGCACTCCTTGTGCTGAGGATCAGTCGAATTTCAGCGTCGGCTCTTGCTGCACTGGGCCGGTCGCCTGTTCTGCTAATCCACTTGCGAGATCAGCGGGGCTGCCGGCACGCTCTGGCCGTCGTGCAGACGGAAGACAACATTGGACAATGTGAGCGAGCGGTCGTTCGAGCAGCTCGGCGAGGCAGATCTGGAGAGGATCCGCGACCTAGCTGTGGATGTGCTGGCGGCTGCGTTCGCGAGAGCTCCCGTGGCTTCGCTGTATCGGGACCGGCTACTTCTTCTCGCGCTTTGCCAAGGTGCTGCGAAGCACTGGATCGACGGTAAGCACGGACTCAAGGACATCGACGTCTGGGCCTTCTTCCGAGCGGGCCCGCAGCAGCCATTTCCATATCGGACGATCTGGAATGCTGATTTCGGGCCTTCGCGCTTCGGGCGTCACCCGCGGGATGATGCGTACACGGGACGCCGCATTGACGTGCTCGGCCGCTCCATCGCATGCAGAGACGACGAACGTCCTGACCAAGCACTCCGATCCTGGCTGGCTGCCGGAAGCAAGAGTGCAATGGAACTGGCGAAGCGGCCCGTGATTGGCTTGGCGCCAGCTGCATACTTCGGAAAGGTCATCTGGCAGCCGGCGACCATGCCCGCCTCATCTGCGTAGGCCACTGCCGCCTCACGCATACTCCGTCCCCGCCTGCTGGTTCTTCAGCACCGCCGTCATCATCCGGGTCGCCGTGGCGTTGAAGGCCGCCCGGAACTCGAAGCTTGCCTCGACGCCGGCAGGCCCCTCGATCGGCGTCTTGGCCAGCGCCAGGTAGACCTCGTGCAGCGTGAAGGTAAGGCTGCGGTTGGCGTCGATGGTGAACACAAAGGCGAACTCCGCCGCCGTGCCGTTCTGCGCCTGGGTCAGCAGCGTCGTGTCCGCGAAGCGCGCGGTGATCTGGCCGGTGGCGCGCGCGATGCCGGGATCTGCCCCCTCGATCTTGCGGTCGGCGCGAATAATGCGCACCGCCTCCACGCTGTTCGAGTAGGCGAGCCGCGCGCCGGTGACCTGCGCGAGCGCGGATCCGGCGCGTGAGATGGAGCCCTGCGCCTTGTTGAAGGCGGTGTAGGCCGCCGAGACCGGCGTGCCGCCCGAGGACGAGCCGGAGCGCGTCGAGCCCTGGGCGATCAGCTTGATGGTGGCGGTGGCTGGCCCGGTCGGGCTGAAGTCGATCTCCAGCGCGTCGGCGCGGACGCCGGCGCAGACGTCGTAGCTCGGCACGTCCGGATAGCCGATCTCGATCGCCTGCGAGGGCAGCGTTGCCGCGCCGGAGCCGAAGGTGTGGGTGAAGTTCGGGTTGGTGCCGGTGGTGGTGGGCGCGCCGAGCAGCAGGCGCAGCCAGTGACCGATGTTGATCAGGTCGACCGGCACCACGGCGTCGCCCTCGACGGTGACCGTGTCGAAGAACGGCGCGGCGGGATCGCGATTGCCGCCGAGGCCGATGACGTCGGCATCCAGCAGCGGCTGCTCGGCGCCGAGGTTGCAGGAGAGGAAGGGCACCCGCCGCCAGTTGCCGCCGGGCGCGGTGCCATAGGTGACCTCGGGGATCATGAGCAGGCGCGAGTTCGCGCCGATGGCACGGGGCATTGGAAGCTCCTGTCAGGCCAGCGGCGAGCCGGCGACGGTGAAGGACAGCGCGACGGGGACGGAGGCGGCGCGCGCCGCGGCGGCGCCCTCGGTCTCGGCGTCGTCGAAGGACGGGGCGCCGGGCTGCGCCCACTCGACCGCGCCGCCGAGGGTGCGATCGCCGGCGATCGCGGCCGCGATGTCGACGAGCGGCGCGTCAAGCAGCGCGCCCGTCGCCGCGACAACCTCGACCTCGGCGCGGTGCTCGATCGCCCAGGCGAGCGGCGAGAGGATCGGCGTTTCCTCCACCGTCTCGCCGTCGCGGACCACCACGAGGCCGCCGGGCGGCAGGCGCTGCGGCACGGTTTCATTGCGGAGGACCTTCGGGGCGGGGTTCCGTACGGCCAGGGCGGCGCCCAGGCGGGCGTACAGGGCGGCCAGGGCCGTCTCGCGAACACTCACGCGAACCTCCCGGCTTCGGCCTCCCAGGCCGCCACGAAACGCCGTGGCAGGCGCCGCAGGGCGCGGAGCGATGCCCCGCGGATGTCGAGGCGCTTGCGCAGGGTCACCTGCGGCAGCAGCAGGAACATCGGCACCATCCCCTGTTCGAGCAGCCCGCGCGCCCAGGCCTTACGGCCCTTGCGGTTGGCGGTGCCGACCTCTGCCACGCCGCCTGCAATCAGCCGCGTGCGCCGGCGCCGGCCTGTTGCCGCGCCGTGTCGCAGCGGCAGGCACCAGACGAAGCCTCGCCCGGACCGGAAGGGCCGCAGGAAGCCTTGGCCGGAGGCGACCATCTGCGCCGGCGTGACGCGCAGCCCCTTGTCGCCGCGCCCGCGCCAACCGCGGGCGGCGTTGAAGCCGGTGGCGATCGCCAGGAACCGCCCGCCGCCCTTCGGCCGGATGGTAGCCCCGCGCTCGAAGGCATCGATCACGTTCGGCAGCTTGGTGAACACCAGCCCCGCCGGCCGCAGGGACTCCCCCGACTTCGGGAAGACCTGCGCGCGCCAGGCATTGGCGATGCCGCGCGCTTTGCCGCCGAGCGAACCGGTGACCTGGCCGCGGATCTCAGTCTTCAGCGCGTCGGTCTCGGCGCGCACGGCGCGGGAGGCGGCGCGCTCGCCGGCGCGGACCTCCTCGGCCAGCACCTTCCGGAGATCGCCGACGACAGCGGAGAGGCGCATGCTACCGCCGGCAGAGCATGCGCCAGGCGACGCCGGCGGCGTCGCGCTCGGCGCTGTCCACCGTCAGCAGATCGGGGCCGATGGTGACGGTGTCGCCGGGCTCGATCGCCGGCAGGGTTGCGACGCTGACCGTCAGCACGTCGGTCGCCTGCAGCAGCGCCGTGTCGAAGGCCCCGGCTATGCGATCCGGGCTGGAGCGCAGGACGCGGAGGTGCACGGGCGCCCCCGCCCCACTCGCACGGTAGGTCGCCGCGACGCTAAGGTTCGGATCGGCGGCGAGCACCGCCAGCGCATCGTCGAACACGCCCATGGCGGGTCAACCGAGCCCGAGCCAGGAGGCGAGCTTCGCGCCGACCGCCGCGCCGACGATGCCGCCGGCCGCGGCCGCGCCGGTAGCCGGGATGGCCGGCGACGCGCCCGGCACGCCACCGGCCGCCAGCGACAGCCGCGCCGTGAGGCCGGCCATCGCCTTGACCAGCTCGGTCACGGTGCGGGTGAGCTCGCGCATATCCTTGTCGCCCTCGGCCAGGCGCCGCTCGATCTCGGTCAGGCGGGTGACGATGGTGCCGAGTTCGCGGTCATGGTCCGTCATCGGGTGACCTCCCGCTGCCGCTGCAGCCGCTGGTGGATGGTCCAGGCGGCGACGCCGATCACCGCGGCGGCGACGCCCCAGGGGCCGAGCGCCCGCAGCACCGCCGCGAGGCCTTCTGCATGCGGCGCCAGCGTGGTGACCGCATCGACCACCGCCGCGGCAGTGACGTCGGCGACCACCGAGCTTGCGGCCGCGCGGACGGTGCCGCTGTGGGCGAGGCCGGGCTGCACCAGGCCGGCCATGCGAAGGCCCTCCGCGATCGTCTCCGGCGCATAGGGCATGCCGCCGAGCTCGTGGCGGATGATCGCCTCGACCAGTCCGCGCATGGTCGCTGCGTCGTGCAGGTCGATCGGGTCGTCGAGCCCGACCCCTAGCCGCGCGGTGACCGCCGCCTGGTAGGCGCCGGTGTCGTTCTCGCTGCTCGGCGCTCAGCGCGCGACGAAGCCGCGCACGGTGCGCAGCCCGTGCCGGTCCTGGTAGCTCTGCAGCAGCAGGGCCAGCGCGCGGATGCCGTGCTGGTGCGAGCGGAAGCGGCAGAATCGCCCGTCCGAGGGCGGCGTCTCGAGGCCGAGCCACTTGTTCGTGGCGACGTGCTCGATGTTGCCGGGGTTGCGGTTGCGGTAGCCCCGGCTGGCCTTGGGATCGCCGCTCATGCGCCGGAGGCCGGCACGCGGTTGAGCCAGACCCGCACGGTCGCGTCCGCCGCCAGCGCCGCCGTGGTGGCGATGCCGATCGAGAAATTGCCCGTGGCCGTGGTGGTGACGCGGCGGTTGGTGTTGTCCCAGAAGACCCGAGCGCCGGCGGAGATGGCGAGCGAGGGCTCCTTGGTGAGGTCAAAGACGCCCTGGATGGCGGCCTCGATCACGGCGTTCTGCGCGCCGTCGACGGCGGCGACGCCAAACAGCGCGCCGACCAGGACACCCTGGCCGGCGGTGACGCCGCCCGCATAGGGGACCGTGACGGCCAGGCTGTCGCCCGGCTGGACGAAATTGCGCATGGGGATGGGGTCTCCAGAAACGCAGAAGGCGTCCCGAAGGACGCCCTCTGCGCGGGTTCACGATGGAAGGGGTGAGCCGGGATCAGGTGCCCGGGTTGAACCAGGCGCCGCGCCAGTTGATGGCGCCGACGCCGAAGTCGAAGATCACGCTGACCTCGACACCATCGACGCCCGAGACCGGCCCAGTCGTGACCTGCGGCCCCTCCGCCCCGTTCAGGTAGCCGTAGACGTAGACCGGCGCCGAGAGCGGGTCGGAGAACAAGTACCAGCGATTGTTCTGGATCAGCGGCTCGACCAGCGGCTGCACGAAGCCCGCGAAGACGTTCGCGTTCGAGGTCTGCGTCGCCGCGACGCTCACCGTCAGCTGCCGCGCGGCGAGCTCCTGATTCGGGCCGACCAGCAGACGCATCGAAGAGCCGATCGCGATCGGGAGCCCGTCCAGGGTCTTCTGGCGCATGATGGCGGCACGGCCGGCGGCGAGCCCGCCGAGATCCAGCGCCGAGCCCGCGCCCGCCTTGTTGGCGCGTGCCGCGCCGGTGCCGAACACCGCGGCGTTGCCGGTGGTGAGCGTCGGGCCGTCGCCGTTCGCCGAGTTCAGCAGGCCGTAGGCGGTGGCGTTCTCGAAGTCGGCGACGCGGCGGCCGATGGCGGCGGCGAAGTCGGTGAAGGCGCCGAGGTCATCATTCACCAGCATCGGCCGGGTGACCCGGATCCGGCGAGCGAAGGTCTGCAGGAGCACGATCTCCTGGCTCTCGGACATGGTGCCGGCCTGGATCTCGCCGTTCTCCAGCAGCGGCAGCAGCGTCGGGAAGTCACCGACGCGCAGGTGCCGGTGCGGCTTGAAGTCGCGGAAGTCGCGCCGGAGGAAGATCTGCCGGTAGGTCGGCTGGGCCGGCTGGTAGGCGGCGAGCAGCATCTTGTTGGCCGCCGCCGAGAGCAGCAGCGGGAAGTCGGAGGTGGTGTGGAAGGCGCGCTCGGCGAGCAGCGTCGGGTTGCGCGGCGGGTTGCGATCGCCGCGGCGCGCGAGGAGCTCGCGCAGCATGTCGGAGGGGCGCCAGCCCATGAACTCGGCGTGGCGACCAGCGCCGGGGCCGCTGCTCGGCGGCTGGTAGCCCGGCATGGAGCGGGCGGCGAGCGCCTCGGCCATGGCGTCGAGCAGCTGCGCCGGATCATCGTGGCCGGAGCCGCTCTCCGGGCGGGCCGGGAGCGTCGGGCGGGCCGTCTGCGCCTGGGTGAAGGCCTCCCACAGCCGGGCGCGCAGCACCTCGGGGCTGGCGCGATCGCGCATCGCGGCCTGGCGCAGCGCGTCGATGGTGTCGGCGGGGAGCAGGCCGCGCGCCGCGGCGAGCACCGGCTCGTAGCTGGCGATGCGCTCGGCGACGGCGCGCTCGGCCTCGGCGCGGATCGCGTCGAGGTCGATCGGCGAGGTAGCCGGCGCGGGCGCGGCGGGTGGGCTCGGGCGGTGCGGCCGGCGCAGGGCTGGGCGTGGTGGTCACGGTGGTCTCCTGGGGCGGGGTGGACGGCGCGGCGGAGGGCGGCGCCGCAGGCGGGGCAGCCGGGGTCTCCGACGTCGTCTCGGGCATGATGGGGCCCTCGTCAGTCAGGGCGGGTTCGATCGCCGGCGCGGGGAGGCCCTGCTCTCCCTGCGCGCGGACGGGTCCCCACGGCGATTGCTCCGCAATCGTCGTGGGAGCCCGGACCGCCGCATCGCGGTCCACCGGGACCGGCACGACGGAGATCTCGAAGGGCTCCCAATCCACCGCGCGGTGGACGGTCTCGCCGGTCGCGGCGTCCGGCCGCGGCTCGTAGCGGTGCACGCGATAGCCGACGCTCACTGCCCGCAGCGTGCCATCGGCGATGCGCTGCCAGACGGGCTCGACGTCGGCGGCGGTGCTGAACTGCAGCGTCGCGTAGCCGCGGCCACGCTCGAGGCGGGCGGCGGTAACGCGCCCGAGCACGTCGCGGGCATCGCCGCGGCGGTGCGTGTTCAGCACCGGGGCCTGGCCCGAGCGCAGCGCGTCCATGCGCACCGCGTTGGGCGACATCTCCAGCTCCTCGGTGATCAGGCCGAGGGCGGGAACGAAGTTGCGAGCCCGCGCGCCGGTCGACCACACCACCTCGACGGTGCGTGCGGCGCGATCGACGGTGGCCGGGGCCGCCAGCGCGCGCTGCGCCACGATCGGCATGGCTGGGGCATCCGGCGCGGGGTCGCCCCGGCCCGGGTCGATCATCTCGGTCATGCTGGATCCGTGCTGCGGGCCGCGCTCAGGGCGCGGCGTAGCCCTGCGCGTTGACGTAGACCTGCGCGCCGGTGGTCAGGCAGGCGAAGTTCACCGCCGTCGCCGCCGTCCCGCGCAGCGGCGTTGGAAAGGTGATGTCCACCGGGGTCGCCATCGCCGCCGGCAGCAGCTGCCGCCAGATCACCGTCGCCCCGTCCTTGATCACCACCTCGGTCGCCACCGTCGCGTGCGCGTTCCGCAGGTCAATCGAGGTGACGTAGTTCCGGATGCCGGCGGCCGCCGCAGCCTTCAGCACGACGTCGGCCGTGCCGCTAATCCCGCCGGCAGCGCCGGCGTACTGCCAGTCCGCCTCCGGGATGGAGAAGGGCTTGTTCACCAGCGCGCCGATCAGCGTCGCCAGCAGGTCGATGCCGTGGCCGGCGGTCACCGCCGTGGGGTTTGCAGACAGACCCGTGGCCACCAGCACTGACAGGGCGCCGTTCGTGTTGCGCGCCTGGCCGCCGACGGCCGTCAGCGTCGGGGCGATGGTGCTCAGCACGTTCACCCCGAGCCCCTGGCCGGCGACCGACTGGCTGCGGCCGGCGGTGATCTCGGTGGTGAGCTCGGCGTAGTCCGCGATGGTGACGAACTGCACCTTCACGTCGGTGCTCGACGCCGGCGCCAGGTTGCGCGAGACCGAGGCCCAGCCGGTGTTGAGGTAGGCGCCGGAGAAGGTCGAGCCGACGAGGTCGAAGCTGTTCGCGTCGATCACTGTGATCGTGAAGGTGCCGTTCGCCCCCGGCACGCCGGAGACGTCGGCGACCGTCACCACGTCATTCGTCGCGAAGCCATGCGCGGCGCGGGTGATCCGCACCAGGCCGGAGCCGTTGTTGGCGACCGCCGAGATGCCGTTGACGAGCTGCCGGTTTCGCACCCGGATCCGAAAGCGGTAGAGCGCATTCGGCTCCGGGATCTGCTGGTGACGGACATAGGAGTTCGACCGCGCCGCCGTGGTGTCGATCTGCCGGCCGTGGAACCAGCACTCGTCATTAGTCGGCTCGATCTCCAGCACCGACCAGCCGGTGGGCACGGTGGTCGGGATCGGAGAGCCCGAGGAACTCGCCAACCGCGGCGCGCCCTCGCTCTGCACCTCGTAGTTCGCGAGCGTCGGGCTTGTGCCGTCGAGCCGCCAGGCGGCGGCGCTGCGGCCGTCCGGCTGGGCGGAGGTCGGGTCGACCGAGACCAGCTCGAGCCAGACCGACTGGCCGGCGATGCGCTGGCTGAGGTTCACCGCGACCATGACCCGGAGCGGGATGGTGAAGGCGGTGCGGCTGGTCAGCACCAGCTCGTCGTCAAGGGTCGTGCCGGTGGAGATGGTGATAGTGCCGTCGGCGACCGCGAGTGCCATGCCGCTGCCACTGGCCGCGACGTCCCAGCGGGCCGGGTTGATCTCGATCCCGTTGAAGCTGTCGCGGAACTTCTTCTGCATGCTCTTGATCTTGAGCATGTCGTCCGTCCAGTCGTAGGCGCCGGCGGTCATCGGGGTTCTCCTGCAGGAGGCGCCGCGGCGCCGGTGGCGGCGATCTCGACGGCGGCCATCTGAGCGGCGTCCTGCGCGGCGCCGGACTTCGCGACGCGGCGCGGGTCGGTGTCGAGCGAGATGCCAGCCTCGTCGAGCAGCGCATTCGCCTCGCGGATCATCTCCACCGCGGCGCGGAAGTCGTAGCCGAAGGCGCCGGCCGCCTCGGGCTGCGGCACAAAACCGGCGCGGACCTGGGCAATGAGGGCGGTGGTGTCCTTCAGCGGATCGATCATCTCGTGCGCGGGCGGGACGTGGCTGACGCCGTCCGGCATGTCGGCGCCCCACAGCCCGAGCAGCGCGCCCTGGGCGTGGAAGCGGTCGGCGATGGGCCCGCACCAGCATCGGGATCAGCATGCCGTACTGGACCTGCTCGCAAAGCCGGCGGAATTCGATCTTGCCGGCCCGGAGGCTGGAGTAGTTCGCCTGCGTGAGGTCGCCGGAGACCTGGTCGTAGGTCAGCCCGGCACCCACGGCCGCCGCCTCGAGGGCGCGGCGCGCGAAGGCGGCATGCGATCCACCGCCGGAGGGGTTCACCACCTCCACGCTGCCCATGCCGCGGCGATAGAGGATCATCCCCGGCTCGAAGCTCTCGACC